ATTGAAAAATAACAATTTTTTGTTTTTGTTCGGTCGACATGTTTTGATCATTTGGACTTAAAACCGCAAAACCACCGACACCCGTAATACTTGATATGATTATACACGGGTATGATAACCAATCGTTCTGTTTCTTATAAAACATACGCGCGTGATTGTGTAACCATCTGTATCCGGCAGCTCTTTCGGCCCATCGGATTAGGAGCTGTTCTTGTTTTGGACACCAATGATGTTGTTCTGGTATGTCTTCTCCCATTACTCTTTCTTAGAAAATAAATAGGCATATTCGCGAGCCTGTGTATCAACAATCTCGTTCTTTTCGTTTCCATTGTGTGCCTTGACCCACTTTATATCAACAAACTCAATTTTACGCAATAGGTATAACATGTGTATCCATAAATCCTTATTCTTTACGGGTTCACCTTTACTCGTTTTCCAACCGTTACGTTCCCAATTCTTCGACCACTCGAGTAACCCCATTTTTACGTAGTTACTATCGGTATATACAGTTACGGTATCGTGTCCTAATTCTATACACTTCTCGAGTGCTTTTACGACCGCGGTCATTTCCATTACATTGTTTGTGGTTACTTTATCACCACCTCGACCTATAAAGTCGTCTATAATATACGCCCACCCACCTGGACCAGGGTTTCCTAAACAACTTCCGTCTGTGTAGACTTCTATCATACTTACTAATATATACGATAAAATCTTTATATTTCAACAATTTGTTCCTTTTTATATGGGAATAAATAATAATAACATTTAACCACCGGATTAAACAATACACATGGACCAAACACAGTTCCAAAAATTATTAAAAATGTGTATGTTGGTTCCATTTATATAGTACACGCGTAATTCTTTATATTTCAGTTTCAGTATCATCGCCGCAACACGATTTTGGACAGAAAAGTGATAAGATAACAGTACTAAGTATAATCAAGGTTACTGATATTCCAACTATAAAATTCATTATATTTATATCACTACTTAAAATTTTAAGTCCTATACTAAAAAAATGGATTGGGATCCAGTTATTATTCGAGGTAAAGTTGATAAAACAGTGGAAAAAGAAAAGTATGTAAAATTTTTCGGTCAGGAAATCAAGTTACCAAATAAAAACACAGGAAAATCACGAGAACAAAAACTCGAAGAAACTGAAATAGGTACACACAAAAAGATAGGTAAAGAAACAGGATTAACGATCCAACGGGCGCGTGTTGCAAAACAATATACACAAAAAGATCTCGCGGGACTTATAAACGTATCAACAGATATTATCTCTTCGTACGAATTAGGTAAATCAATCCCGGATCACAAAATTATGCAGAAATTGCGTCGAGTTTTGGGCGTTAAACTCTAATCACTATCAATATGGACGATACAATAGGTAAAAGAATTCAACGTGTACGTATAGAAAGAAGTCATACACAAGTTGAACTTGCATACAGAATTCGTGAAACTTTAGATACCATAAACAAAATCGAATCAGAAAAAATTGAACCAGACCAGTACATTATACAGAAAATACAGAAATACTTTAAAATTAAACTATAAAAATATGTATGTAAATAATATGAATTACCTATACACTTACGTAACTCACAACGATCGATATTTTAATAGTCTAGTAGATTCAAGTAAAAAACAAAATATAGATATCGTAATTCGTGGTATGGGTCATAAATGGGAAGGATATGTACAAAGACATAGAGAACTTTTAAATTTTTTAAAAACACTCGACAAAAATGATATAGTTATTAATGTCGACGGGTTTGATACAATAGTTTTATGCCCACTCGAAGAAATAACACGAAAGTTTAAAGGTCTTAATTGTGATCTTCTTTTTTCTATGACATCAAAAAACGCGAACGCATTTCAAAAATACATTCAATGGAAACTTGGATTTTACGGCATAAAGGCAAACGCGGGAATGTTTATGGGATATGCATTTAAACTTCAAGAATTTATAGAAAAACTTTTAAACACGGGTGAATATAACGACCAAATCGTATTAAACCAAATGCCTTTCGGTAACGATACACGAATTAAAATAGACACCGATCAAAAAGTATTTTGTAACATTTCAACTACAAATGGACTTCATATACAAAATGGTAAATTATATTATGAAAATAAACAACCATGTTTATTATCTGCACCCGGGTGTGTAGATTTAAGACCATGGCTCCGTCGATTAAAAATTAACGAATCACAATTTACTTGTAATACAAGTCAACGTTTAAAGGAATATTACCATTATTTCATTATTGAGATAATACTTTTACTACTTGTTTTCTATATTGTACTAAGACGAACGCTAAAGCGATAAAAGATACGAGTTGAGTAACATCATAAAGATTAGAACATTGGGTACATCTTTTAAACGTAAAAACGACATCTTTTGGTCTTTTTTCTTCTGAAACATCTTCTATTTTTGTAGGACTAAAACTACGAACTACAAATCTCAAAAGAAAAGCAATGACGTAATATTTAACGAGAGAAACTGTTTCAAGTTTCAAATAAAGCATGTTAACTATGGTTAAAAAAACAAAAAACTCAAAATCACCCCAATATTTAAAGGTAAGACCTTCAAACGTGTTTAAGTAAAGACGAGACATCGTTGCAAATGTTGTAAATATAATTGCATCCATGTTATACTTGTATTAAACCGATATAAATTTTAAAATTTGTTCTAAATTTTAAAATCTAAATTTTATTTATTTTTTAAATTTTATTTTTTTTTCTAAAACCCCAAAACTAATAAACGCTTAGTTGGAGAACGCGAGACCGCCCATACCGGATTGGATTCTGAGGACGTTGTAGTTGGTCGCGAACATGGAAAGGGTTGGGTTGCACGAAGCTGGCAAAGTGATCGCAACTTGCGCGTTGTCGATTCTGGAGAAGTTGCAGGTACCAGTTGGTTGATGTTCTTCTGGCTTGAGCGCAAAAGAATACGAGTAGATACCTGGGGCTGGGCAACCAGAGTGGTGGTTGAATGGTTGGACTTGGTTGAAGTATTTGCTGCCTTGGGCCTTCATTCTGTCTTGGCCGTTGAGGACCAACTTGAAATCGGTGAATTGGTTACCGGTCTCTTCAGAGTATCTTGGTGCATTTGGACCTTGTAAGATAACTGGTGCACCCAATTCAGAAGTAGACACAGCAACATTCGAAACAGCGTCAGCGAATGGATCACAAGTAGCGATTGGGCTGGCAGTTGTAAAGTTCCACAAGAAGGAGTTCGCCGAGTTAGCTTCAGTTTTCTCAACGCACCACACCAATTCCTTGACTGGGTGATTGTAAGACAATCTGATTTGCTTGGAACCCGCGGAGACGGCATCGGAGCCAGTGTGTTGCACTTGCTCGATCAAGTATTCGTGACCCTTTTGCGCGAATCGTCTGCGTTCTTCGGTGTCGAGGTAGACGTAGTTACCCCAAACCTTGAAAGTGGAACCATCCGTGTACTGAGTAAATTTGTCGGTCAAGTCAAAGTCCAATCGGACTTCGTGGTATTGCAAGGCAATCAATGGCAACGCCAATCCTGGGTTGCGGTTGAAGAAAAAGATGAGTGGCAAATAAACCGTCGAGTCATCACCAGTAGTCATCTTACCCCAGTTAGCCTTCTTGGCTTCATCCAAGTACAATTCAGAGTACAATCTCCACCATCTTTGGTAGTGCTTGTCAATGCGTTGACCGCCAATCGACAATTCAACATCCTTGATCGCACGTTCCGCGACCCAGCAGCAATCCGCGGCGGCACCATCCTTGGCACGCGTGAGCAAAGCCTTAGCTTTCATTTCGACGTACATGTCAGCGATCAAATCACCGTTTCTCGCGATCGTGACAGAAAGACGACCAGAGTTACCGGCAGTACCGTTAACAGTTTGTTCGATGTTTTCCATCGCGAAGTTAGTGTGGCGTTTGTAAACCGCCTGGAAAAAAGTTACTTTTGGGTTACCTGTAAGGTAGACATCTTGGGCGCCATAGGCGACGAGTTGCATGAGACCACCGGCCATTTTTAGTTTGTTTGTACTATACACTGAGATTTTTTTTTCAGATAATATATGCGAAAAAACACAATTTGATTTTTCCTGATTTATATAAATGTCTAGTGAATCTGTACCAGAACTTGAAAATGTTGACGAAGAAATCGCCGACAAAATTATTGAATCCGAATCCGAATCCGAATCCGAATCCAGTGAATCTGAAATAATGGACGATGAAGGGTCATTTGTGGATGATCTTGAGCTCGATCTTGATCTCGATGATATTGATCTCGATGAAAATGATCTCGATGATGAATTATTTCAGGACAGTAACGACCTGTTTGAATTAACTGAACTTTTAAGCTCTGTTACAACAACAGAAGAAGGTGATACTATATGTACAGCGCTTGTCGATATATCGAGACAGTTAGAAGTACAAAATAAAATAATGATTAAACTTTTATCTGAAATACAGAAAAAAGCTTAAAATAATAATTACTAAGTATAACATAATATACTATTCATGGATAATACGCATTATATAGATGTTAATGCAAATCCTGACGAATCTAACGAGGTCATGTGGACTAACCAGATTCAGATGTTCAACAATGAACAGTATATGAATTTCTTAGCCCAGTTGGAACAATTATGGGGATTACATAGTAACGATGACCATATCTCTTTTCGTCTTGGCTACGATAGATTTTTTAATAAATCAGATCTTAACCCAAACACAGGTTTACCTGATAAAATAGATATAGAAGCAATATCGGGAAAACATTCGAGAATGAAAACACAACTCGGTCATTTATATCATCGTGCTGAATCTTTAAAATTACTAGATTTAGAAGATGGCGACGATATAAAAATATCAACGCGAATTAACCGCCTGATAGATCAAGTAGATGATGCGTGGCAAATAGTTTTCCGAAATACTAGAATACACGAAAGAATAAATAACCCAACATACGTACCAATAAATCCACAATCCGACCCCTCTATATTTCGATGTTCCACAATAACAGAAATAGAAGAATTAAGTCCTTATCAACAAGCCATTCTACAACTTTTAAATAGTTTGTACCAAAACAATATTAAAAGATACAAAGGCCAGTGTTGTACTCAAATAAAGACAGATGACGGATACGATACACGTGCATGGAAGCCTATGCAGACAATAAAGGAATACGTATATAGTACTGCACAAAAAGAAACCGAATTTGAATTATGGAAAAATTTATCAAGTCGTGGTAGTGCTATTAGAGATACTGTAACATATTTATCGGATTGTAAAGACATGCAATTTCCAGAAATAAGCAAAAATAGACAGGTATGGTCTTTTACAAATGGGTTATTTATTGGTAAAAAATGGTGTGCAAAAACAGGGTTGTATCATTCATATTTTTATTCGTACGATTCAAAAGAATATAAAAATCTTGATCAAAGTATCGTGAGTTGTAAATATTTTAATAAAGAATTCATAAGTTATGAACACATTGAAGATTGGTACAACATACCAACGCCACACATGCAATCAGTTTTAGAATATCAGAAATTTGATGAAGAAGTATGTAAATGGATGTATGTTATGGGTGGACGCATATGCTTCGAATTAAATGATATGGACAATTGGCAAATTATACCATTTTTAAAAGGTATTGCACGGTCTGGTAAATCAACAATCATAACAAAAATATTCAAAAAATTTTATGGGAGTGACGACGTGAAAACTTTATCAAATAATAGTGAAAAGAAATTTGGATTATCTTCTATTTATGATGCATTTGTTTTTATAGCGCCAGAAGTTAAAGGTGATATATCACTCGAACAAGCAGAATTTCAATCTATCGTTTCTGGAGAAGATGTTTCTATAGCAATAAAACACGAAAAAGCAAAATCTATAGAATGGAAAACACCTGGAATACTTGGTGGTAATGAAGTTCCAAACTGGAAAGATAATTCTGGGAGTGTATTAAGACGAATACTCACTTGGAATTTTGCTAAACAGGTCAAAGATGCAGACCCCCTTCTTGATGGAAAATTAGATAAGGAACTACCAATCATATTACAAAAATGTATACGTGCATATTTGGAATACTCACAAAAATACTCAAATAAAGATATATGGAATGTCGTACCACCGTATTTTAAGAAAGTTCAGAAACAGGTCGCTATGGTCGCAAACACTTTGGAAAACTTTTTAGAATCTCCTAGTGTCAATATAGATAGTAGCTTATACTGTCCACAAAAAGAATTTGTAGCTGCGTTTAATCAACATTGTCTAGCAAATAATCTAGGAAAACCAAGGTTCAACCAGGACTTTTATGTTGGACCTTTTAGTCAGAGAGAAATAGAAGTCAGAGACGATATATTAACATACAAGGGGAGACAATATCCAAGACAGTCTTTTATATTTGGTGTTGATATAGTAGAAGAAACGTTAACTTTTGGTAACGACCTTTAAAAATTATTATTAAAATATTACACTAGTATAAGTATGGACCCAAGACAATTTGTAAAAGAATCTAACATACAAATACAAAACTCGGATGGTACATCACAAAATGATGATCAGGGGGTACAACCTAGCAATTTAAAAATTGGTCGATTCTATCCCGGTATGTATAACGTTTTAATTAATAAAAAATTTACAAATGAAGAACGTGTCAATTTAAAATACATATTAAAACAGAGACCAAGGGGACAAACTCCTATAAACGCATACACAAACATTTCAGTTAGTGAAATAAAAGGGTATTACGGTCAATTCCAAACTGGGTTTATACATAGTATAAACCTAGGTATGAAAGGAGATTTAAATAAAAACTTCTTTTCTGTACAGTTTTCTGGATATATTTCTACCGAAACCGAAAAGAAAAGTTTTAGTTTTAACGTGTACAGGAACGGAAAAATAAGATTCTCTGGTGGATTTTTAGGGTATAAAAATTTAAAAACACAAGTTGAATCCCTTCGGAAATATATTATCGATACGTACACACAAAAACAAGGTTTTTTATATAACGAGATCGTATATAATAACGTCGCGGGACAGTTTAAAGTTAACGTCAATTTCAAACTATCAAAAATCGCGAGTGAAAATCCATTAAATGCGGAACGCGTTTCTTATGAAGCAGAAACTGATATACAATTACCAAATTTATACATGACATACAGAGGTCATAAATTTGTAATTTCAACAAAATCTACAGTACTCGGTTCTGGTGCTATACAAATACTTGGTGAAGATAATCCAGATAATCTCGAAAACGCGTATTTAGTTGCAGTAGAAGCAGTCAAAAAATTACACGATAGCGGGTATACCATGGGTTCAGTAAACAAAAATGTGGATCAAATTAGAGCACCAACACAAAAAAGTGTACAGATAACAACATGTCCTAAAACTAGAAGACCACCGTGTAAAGATGGATTTGAAGTAAGAAAAAATCCACAAGGAAATGAATGTTGTTATAAAAAACCAAAAAGAAAATCAAAAACAAAAAAATCAACGCCTACAAAAAATAAAAAAATAAAAATAACATACGATAAAAATGGTACTATGAAAATAGATGGGAGAAAATGTGAACGATTAACAAAACCCGTTTTACTCGAAGTCGCTAAAAAAATGGGTATATTCTTAAAATCCGGGGATAAAAAGAAAAAAAGTATATGCAATGCATTAAATGCTATAGAAAAAGGAAATTCAGATTTTAAGATAAAAGGAAAACCATGTAAAGATTTCAAAAAAGATGAACTTGTTTCTTATGCCATATCTGAAGGTATTAATGTAGACGATAACGATACTATTAAAACTATATGCGAAAAATTAAAAATAATTAATTTAGAAAATAAACAACTCGAAAAAAATTTATTAAACAAAATGAAAAGTGATGCAGTTAAAAAAGTAAATAATAAAGTAAAAAATCGGGAACGAAAAATAACAGAAATGAAAAGAAAATTAAATAACAAGAGTATAGAAAACAATTTACAAAAAATCTACGGTAAAAAATGGATGAATAAATACGGAAACGTGATGTCTTTAAAAAATAACGTTAACAAGGTTAAATCAAAAATAAAAAATGCATCCAGTAATAACATGACTAAAAATGGTGTTATAAAGAAAACTGTAGCCAATAAATTTAAAAAAGAAATTGTTAAAGAATCTAAATTAAATAAAAGACTTGAATTAAAACGATTATTACTCTACAAAAAAGCAGAAAAAATGTATGGTAAATTTGGTAAAAATATAGTAAATACAGTTGTAAATTATGCTATGAATATGCAGAAAACACCCAATCTAAACGATAATAAAATTATAAATTATTTAAAAATAAAAAGAGAACTTCAAAATCAAACACCTTTACCTTTAAAGAAAAAAGAAAAAAGAAAAACACCACCGCCTAAAAAGAAACCACAAATCAAGAGAAAACCTGTTTTGAAAAAACCTGTTTTGAAAAAACCTGTTTTGAAATCTAAATCGAACTCGAACTCGAACTCGAACTCGAACTCGAACTCGAACTCGAACTCAAACTCAAACTCAAACTCGAAGTCTAAATCTAAAAAACAAAATATGAACATAAACCAAAGAGAATTAAACAAAATAATAAACAACTTTCATAAAAATTTAAAGAATAAAAAATAATATTATTAAATGGAAGACCCTAGGAAACTTTTAAAAAACCACTCTTTGAAATATAGATATGGTTTTATAATAGATGAAAACGATAAATGGGATAAATATATATTATCAAATATAATAGAAACTATATATTACGTGATAGCAGATTATATAAAAAAAGAAAGAAAGAAAAGTAATATAGGCATGGGTCATCTCGAATTAAAATATAATTACACGGACGAGTTTGAGAATACTGAAAATGTTTTAGAATATTTAGATAAAAATCGCGATGTTGACGATACAAATCTCGTAATTTTTATATATGATCATATCCCTGAAATGACTTATGGAAAGCATAGAAGAATATTATTATATTTAGTTAACATGTTATATTTCGATTTATAATTTTACTTGGTTCTGCTATTTGTTTTAAATGTTCTGCGTGATACGAAAAATCGTATTTTCTAAATCTATTCTTAATTTTATTAGATATAGCAAATGCGTCAAATTTTCTAGATATACCTGAACACACTGCTTTTTTTTCAAGTTCCATAAGTTCGTCCTCTAAAATGACAAAATTTTTAATAGATTCGTGTGATATATTATCATCTTTCATTTTTTCAAAAATCCCTTTAGATTTCCCTTTAGATATATAAAAATATTTTGTTTTATAATCCAGTATTCTTATATTTTCTTTATCGTTATCTGTACTACAAAAACAACAAAGTAATAATATAAATAAAAATAATAGAATAAACATTATCTATATTATTCCAACAATTTAAATACGTCTTTTATTTTATAAATAATATTAAACAATTCATCAATATTTTTTAAGTTTTTAGGAACCACGATTTCAAATTCAATTTGATAAGTAGATTCATTTTCTTCATCTATATCATCTGTCCCACCCGTACATTTAGTCACGTCTATAGACAAATTTTTACGAACAAAAGATACTCGCTCTTTCATTTTTTTCTTATCCATATCACCATCACATTCAAAATTTTCACCCAAAGGTATTTCTTTAGAAACACTAAATCTCACATCATAAGGAGTATTTTTTAAATTATTAAAATTTTCTGTGTGTATCCTTTCCTTTTTCACGTTAATTGTCTCATCTGTATTTTCATCTATAGAAATTCTAAGGTTATCAGAATCTCTATAATAAACTTCCATTTTAGAAGAAATGACTTTTTCCCAACCAGAATACATTTTCAAGCCTTGAAGAATTTTATTATAATTTTGTATACCAACATCAACATCAAAAAAAGACCCATTAAATTTACCAAGTCTAAATTCCATTTCAACAAACTCTTCGTTTTGATATTTATCAAAAATAGGTTTGATAACGTCACAAATTTTATGAACATCCATATTTATTACTTTTTATAAACGCGTCTACTTTTTAAGTATTTTATATTCTTTAAATTTATATGCATGGATTTACTAACTTAGGTAACACGTGTTATTTTAATTCTGCATTACAAATATTATTACATATTCACGAAATATCAGGTCATATAATTAGTAACACATATAACGGTAATTGTGAATTTACAAAATCATACGAACATCTCGTTCACATGTACTTCAAAACAGGTGGAAAAACAGTTTTTACGACGGGTCCTTTATTACACGGTTTTGTTAAAATATTTCCAAGATTTATAATTGGTCAACCACATGATTCACAAGATGCCCTTTTTTGTATAATAGATATCCTAGAAAAAGGGTATCCTCATATAAAAGATCTTGTATACGGCGAAACAACACAAATTACTATATCACCCGTAAGTAAAAATGTAATAAAATTACCATTTTGTATACACATCTTAAACATGAAAAAAGAAATAAAAGATGTAAATACAATGATACAAGACAGTTATAAATGGAATGTAATTGACGATTATATCGACGATAATGGTAAACAACATAACGTAGCAACATCGAGAAATGTATTTTCAAAATATCCTAAAATATTATTTATATCTTTTGATAAAAAAAGTTTTGTAAAAATAAACGAACAATTAAAATTAGATGATAAAATATACGAACTAAAATCTACTATAATTCACAAGGGTATTCAGTATGGTGGTCATTACATGTCTATTTCAAAATTAGATAACGATTGGTTCATACAAGACGACGAATCTATAGAAAAACTGGATAATTTTTCTAAAGAAGATAATCATTTCATCTTGGTCTACAATCTAAAAATTCCTTCATATTAATATCTTCTTTTATATTCACTAGTGTTCTATAAAACGTTCTTCTACTATTTGGGAACGTTTTATCGGGTCTCTTTTTTATTGGTTTCCACCATATAGGGCCATTTTCCCATGTCACGTATACACATTCAACTATGTCACCTTCCTTTAACCATTTATAATCATTCATTTTTTCTTGTGGTATAGAAGATTCAAATATATGTTTCCCCCTTTCTTGAATGTATAACCTCCATACATACTTCCCTGGTTTACACCCAGGTGTTTCGAAAGTTGGTCCTTTTTTAACAAGAAAATCAATAGTATTTTTGTTTCTTGGCTTCCATTTAAACATGTGTTCGTGTGTACCTGTACGAATAGGTATGTTTATAGGTGTAAAAATAAGGCCATCTACATCTTGTTTTACTTTCGGAAGATATTCATCCATAAACTCATTAAAATCGTTGTGTAAATAAAATTTTTTAATTTTTATAAATAAAACGTCTGTTTTTAAAGATAATATCTTTTTAGAAATATTTTCACAATATGTCAAACGATCCAGAAAATTTTTATTACCAACTATTTCCCCTAAAGCAAGTAAACAATCGTATACCATGAAAGTATCTTCATATAACTCACCTTCCAAAATAGTACCAGTAAATATTTGTTTTCTAAAATTTATAGAACATGAAAACATATCTAAAGCTCTATTCACAAAAATACACATTTTCTTATCAAAATACATAAATGCAAGCATCATATATCTCGTACCATCTGTTTTTTCGCAAACGACATAATCATTTTTAGATAGTATATCAAAATGATGTCTTTCTATGGATATTGGTTGGCAGCCGGGAAATATACCCTTTCCTCTTGTACCCCAATTAGATTCCATAAAATCAATCGCGTATTTGTAAAGCGGGTCACCACGATTTACAAATACTCGTGACATATTTATTCCAAGTATTTACTTAATTCTTTAATTTACTTTAACACCAGATGCATTTAATATATTACTTATACATTCATGAGTATAAGAAACGACTAACTTAGATGCTACGTAAGCACGAATTTTGACACCATTTTCTATAAATTTAGAAAACATATTTTCCATTTTAGGTATCACTTTAAATTCGGAACTCTTTTTTTCTTTATTATTTTTAATAACATTCTTAGACATCAAAACCCATGATTTAGGGTCTGTTTTTATAACTGTATAAATATCATTGTTTATTTTATTACCAACTTCTGTATCAAAATGAAGCCCTGCTTGTTCAATAGGTTCAGTTGAATCCGATAATACTTTCTGTTTAAACATATCCCAATCTACCCCTTCTTTCACTGAAGGAAAAACAACACCACCTACACCTTCGTGTTTTTCAAATAACTGATTTAAACTTTCATCATCCACATGGACACCAAACTCTATAAAAAATAGTCTATCGCATCTTTTAATAGCTGATTTAATAATTTCTGATTTTAAATATGGATCATCGTTAATGTAACAAATTTCGTTTTCGATACCTTGTTTTTGCATACACATTATATTAAATCTGAGAATTGTATGTAATGTTTTAACATGACACGACTTATTCCGAGAAACAATAATGGTTATAAACTTCATTTATATATTTATTATATCCTAAGCCTTAAGTCTATCTTTTAAACACCCATAAAATGGTAAATTACCGACATGTCCCAAAACTGCTCTGACGTCTGCATAAATTTTACCATCCATTTGTTGCCACCTTCTACAAAATGCATAATCTTCGGATAAATATCTTTTTGTATCTGGATCTATCATACAATCAAATAATGCACAATATTCATCAAAATCTCTATTTTGGTGATCGTTCTTACAATTTAAATCTTTATAACGCTCTTGCATTTTCTCAAAAACATTTCTTTTTATAACCATAAAACCTGTAGGTCCATCTAAAACTTCAACAAATCCATTTTCAGTCACAGATCTATTAGTTGCACCTATATTAAAAACTAAACTAGATGAAAGCATGGCCATATCTCTTTTATCACCCGATTTTACAGCTACTTTTGCTTGTTCCCACATAATAACTTTTTTAGGGTATATAGAAACAGATATATCGTACCCAGATTTAATAAGACGAACAACTGATTCGGGGTCAAAATCTATATCAGCATCTATAAACATAAAATAATCTGCATCAGATTTCTGCATAAAACGTCCAACTGCAACATTTCGAGCTCTGTGTACTAAACTTTCGTTTTCCGTAGTATCTAATACTAATTGAATTTGTGGAATTTCTTGAATAAGTCTAAGTTGTAATTTTATTATACTCGACATGTATTTTTCTAAACACATACCACCATAACACGGTGTAGATAAAAACAATTTAATCATATTTATAATTACATTCTATCCTCTAAGTACTCTTTGATAATTTGTTCGATTTTATTTACAGTTGGAACAGAAACATTACATTTTTTACATATAACTGATTTTGAAATCTTTGAACACATAACCATATATATAACTACAGAAGCAACACTTGTAGGAGTTTTGCTCATTAAATTAGGACATTTTTCTAAATCTGAACACATTTTTAAACACGAAAAACGTTCATCCTTTGTAATTTCAAACGAATTCAGTAGTCTATTCATAACATTAAAGGGTTTAGTAACATTTAATTTATTTCCCACATTATTACTACCCAACATAACACTCTTGAACATTTCTGTTGTTCTACTTAAATCCCGACTTTTTATAGAAAACATATCAGCAATTTCCTTTGTTGTCCTAGGTATTTTAGACATACGACACGCGTATAAAACACAGTTTGCCTTTATACCAGATCTTACGGCACCTCTTGTTAATTTTTCGGTATTAAATTTTCTATACATTATTTTAGCATCCTTGAGAACACAATCCGGTAAAGTATGACACGCTTCTTCAATAAATTTATATGCGTGGTATAACGATCTATCTCTATGATTCATAGATTGATGAAAATTAATTTTCGCGATTCTCTTATTCTGATAAGACGAATTTCTATTAGATGTGATAATTGTACCTTTACCCCAAGAATCAGAAAACAGTTCGGGGTTAGAATTAGGATTTCCACATCTCGAAGGATCACTCACTTTACCATCTTCTGATATACCAGAAGTCCATTCAGGTGACTCGTCTATAAAAGTATTATCAATCAATCCACATACGGAACACGTAGGTAAACCTTCTCCATTGAAAACTTTTATATTATTACATTCTTTACATAAATTTAAATTATTTTTATTAATTAGCACTTTTTTTACATTTGGTTTTTTAGTTAATCGATCTATATCTGACCATATAGTTGCTAATTCTTCCATTTTTTATCCCCTGATATTTACATGATTTTTTTAAAATTGTATTTTATACTTAGGTATTAAAAATTAATTTCATCGTTTAAATATTTAACACGTGTTTCTATAGAATCAATAACTTCTTTATATTTTCTAGAACCAGGGCTTGTTGGTATCCAATCATTCCATTCTTTATCTATATTTTTCTGTTGTTGATTTGGTATAGAAATACCACCTGTATGTTCAGTATCAGAAACTATAAAATCTTCTAAATCACTACCATCATCGTCCGATTCATCGTATATACTACTACACTCACAATCAGAATCTATATCATCTAATAATGCATATAAACTAGAGTTTACATTTCTAAACTTGATATTATTATCCTGATAATGTTCACTTATATTAATTTCCTGAACAAGTTCTTCCTTATCTTCTAAATCGTATAAATAAGCATCTTTATATATTTTTGATGTTTCGTTGTAATAATTAACAACTAAATAATCTTTACAATTCTCCTTTACTTTTGCATATAATTCACCTTCAATATCATCCTCTACATTTACAAGAACTTTTATATGTTCACCAGGGTGTATTTGTGAAAAATCAATCATATCTTAAAGTTTTAAAACAAAAATATTTATAGATATTACCACAGATGGGTGTAGAAATTTTATCTAAAGAAGAATGCAAATATTGTAATCTTACAGTTGATTTATGTAAGAAATATGGTTTAGAATATAGAAAAAATGTTGTTACTAAAGATGATCTAAAAAAAAGATGCGGTTCATCCGTATCAACATACCCACAAATTTTAATCAATGATAAACTTATTGGAGATTTTTTCGAATTCCAGGATTATTTAGAAGAAGAAGCCGAACCAATGCTTTTACCAACATTAAATAGATTTACAGTTTTTCCGATAGAACACGAAAATTTATGGGCAATGTACAAAAAAGCACAAATGTCTAATTGGACTGCAGAAGAAATTGATTTTTCAAAAGACATGGACGATTGGAATGGTTTAAGTGATAATGAAAAACACTTTATTAAATATATTTTAGCTTTTTTTGCAGGATCGGATGGTATTGTTTTTGAAAACTTGAACAATAATTTTGCGAGTGAAGTTCAGTATACCGAAGCAAGATCGTTTTATGCTTATCAAGAACATAATGAAATGGTTCACGGTGAAACATATAGTAAACTTATTGATAAATATATAAAAACGTCTTTAGAAAAGAAACAATTATTCGAAGCCATACAGACTATACCGTGTATAGAAAATAAAGCACAATGGGCAATAAAATGGTTTGACAAGGAACGACCGTTTGGAGAAAGACTTTTAGCATTTGCATGCGTAGAAGGTATATTCTTCTCGGGAAGTTTCTGTGCAATATTCTGGTTAAAAAAGAGAGGTTTATTACCTGGATTATGCTTTAGTAACGAATTAATAAGTAGAGACGAAGGATTGCATTTAGAATTTGCTATTGAATTATTTAAAATGTTGAAACACAAACCCAATAAATCTGTGGTCGAAGAAATTATTAAAGATGCAGTTTCAATAGAAAAAGAATTTATAACGGATGCGTTACCGTGTAGTTTAATAGGTATGAATTCTAAAAAGATGACAGAATATATAGAATATGTAGCAGATAGATTACTTATACAAAGTGGTCACGATAAAATCTGGAACACAAAAAATCCCTTTGATTTTATGGAGAATATTTCACTCGACGGAAAAACAAACTTTTTCGAAAAAAGAGTTGGTGATTACGGAAAAATAGACGAAGACACTACACATATAGAATTCGACGAAGACTTTTAATTACTCAGATTCACCATTTTCCGTATTTTTAACCGGTACTGGTAAATCTATTTCATTAGGTATATCCATAGAGCCAAGTTCTAAACCCGTATCATGAAAAGGAAAATTAGCCTCTTTAAAACCTGGTAATGGACATGGAAAGTCAACCATTTTTGGTGGTATAGAAGGAGTATCTTTTATTTCTTCTGGTGCTGGTTGTGGTGCTGGTTGTGGCGCTGGTTCTGGTGCTGGTGTTGACGAGGTAATGTACCCTTCTCTTTTTAAACACATCAAACAACATGCGACCACTGTAAAAATGAAAGAATGCAAAAGGAGTCCCATTTTTGTTGGACACCCCGTTGGCGAAGCAACCCATTTACCTAATAAAACTCGTATCATTCGAAAAGTTTCAGGATTAGCAAAAATGAAAAATGCAAGAGATAACATAACCGACATCAAAATTTTACTTTGATCTTTTATATCTTTATCTTTATCACATGGCAATTTCTTTTTAAGATGCATGATACCCCACGCAATGATCATGAAAACAATTGTATGAAGAGTTAAACCACTCATACTCGAACATCCCTTTCCTGAAGAAACCCATTTACCAAATATACTACGCGTTAAACGAAAAGTATCTGGGTTAGAAATAACATAAAATACTAGGCCTGATAATATAGACATCAGGAATTTTTGTTCTGCTTTTTTACCATCGCACCCACAGCCACAATCTTTAAAGAAAAAACCCATGGTACTTTTATTTTAACAACAGAAAAAAATATACTTAAAGTTTGGTTTCGTATATAGAATATACAAAAATGACAGACATTATTCAGCGTTCCGAACAATTTAACCCATCCAATGTAATGTTCACAAAGATGAAAAAGAACAAAAACGGAGGAAAAACAGTATACATCAACGCACAAGACGGCAAAAAGAAATTATATCTACAATTACCCGCGATGCGATGCCCTTTTGGTGTGAGTGCTTTTACGGACGAATCAACAAACAGAACATCGTATTCACTCGATCTATCATTTGATAATGATAACGAACAAGCCTCTGAACTCGCCGAAAAACTTAAGCAACTTGACGAAAGAATTATTGAAACGGTCGCTAACAACTCAAAAGAATGGTTAGGTAAAGATTACAGCGTAGAAGTCATCAAAGAAGCACTATACAAACCACTTGTTAGAGTAAGTAAAGAAGACTATCCATCGACCATGAAACTTAAGATTATGACTAAACCAAATGGTGATTTTCTTCCTGAGGCTTATAATTCATCCCGTGAACTTGTACCACTTGATTCCATTGAAAAGGGTCAGAGATGTAGATGCATCGTTGATTTTAATCAAATTTGGTTTATCGATAACAAATTTGGTGTAAGTGTTCGCCTTTCACAAGTTCTTTGTGAACAATCTACAAAACTCCCGTCATTTGCATTTCAGGGCCTGGACGATGATAAATTACAGGATGATTATATGGAAGAAATCATGGACGATCTAATCGACGAATAAAAATATTAACTTATGTTAAATGGAGAGGGAAATTCATTTAAAAAATTTAAAAAAAATTTCAAATTATATAAATAAAAGTAAATATATAAAAACCAAAAAAGACAGGAATATAATAGGTCGAAAAGTTTTAAAAGAAATAAAAAATCTAGGTTGTAATCCATATAAAGTATTTTACTCGATAGGAAATCAAACAAGAACACCAATCAATAAATCACCATTCTTCATGGTAGAAAAAACTGACACGATTAAAAAGGGTATAGCTAAAATAGGTTCTGGTAAAATGGGTGATGTGTTTATGGGATGTATAGATAACGAATGTAAGAATAAAGTTGCTATTAAAATATCAACAGATACACTCAAAGTAGAATATGTTATAGGTAAAAAACTATCTTTGTTAGGTGGGGTTAGAATGTATTATTACTCTAAATGCAAAAAAGCGGATATTCTATATTCAGAATTCCACGAAGGTGGAACTTTACGCGGATTTATGGAAAAGAATAAAAATATAATGAGACCAATACATTTTAGAACTATAGTAACGGAAGTATTATATAACTTATATAAAATACACAAAAAATACCCAAATTTTAGACACCACGATTTACATGCCGATAATATATTAATAAATAATAATTTTAAGCACTCTGGTCACCGTAACTTTAAAATAGGAAATAAAGTACTAAAAGTTAATAATATAGGAATAGAATCAGTAATAAACGATTTTGGGTTTTCCGTAATGAAAAACGTAGAAAACGAATTAGTTGATTCAAATGATTATAAATCTTCATACGGTATTTATAGGGATTCTCATATAATGTACGACGCTCATTGTTTTTTGAATAACGTTAAGGATTATATTAATAAATATGGTATAATATCTGGTAACGAAACAAAAGAATTTATAAACCGTATTTTTACAGAAGAATATAAAAATGTATCTAGTCAAAACACGACGAAAGTTTATAAAGGTAGGTTACGCCCCGTTGTTCACAGAAATTTACCATCGTATACAGATATTTTCAGGGATAGGTATTTCTTACCATACACACCAATATTAACTAAAAAAACTAATATCGTATTAAAAAATATTTTAAAAATACCCGTTTCTACAAAATATTCAAAAGTAAGACACGGAACAGGAACACCTGTAAATATGACAAAAATAATACAAAATTTAAGGAAAAAAAATGAAGTACCAAAAAAGGTTAAGATATTAAAAAGACCCGGTATAAAAGCCCCGGTACCCCCTCCAAAAAACAAAAAAATATCACCACTTCCAAAACTCTATAAAAATAATAAAAAAGGATATCTCAAAATAGGTACACGAAAATGTACATCGTACAAAAAAGATAGTCTTATTTCTATAGCTAAAAAATATAACATAGATACACGAAATAAGACAATAACCCAGTTGTGTAAAATGCTTGATCAAAGAATAAAATCTATGTAATATAATAAAACATGTTACCCTTTATAATTCTCGCTGCAGTAAATGGATATATATTCATGAATACAGGTAAAAAGGAAAGTGAACAGAAAATTCAAATAGAACAGGTATCTATATCTCAGGATGATACTACACCAAAAGAAGAACCAGTATCAGAAATGGGTAATAGTGAAACTAAAGAATATACCGTTTACGGAACCAATTGGTGTGGATGGACTCGTAAACAGTTGGAATACATGAAAAGCAAAAAATTACAACATAAATTTGTAGACTGCGAAAAAGAAAAGTGTGAAGGAATGGATGGATTTCCAGTCACTGTAACGCCAACTGGTGAAAAGGTTGTAGGTTTTAGAGAATTTTAAATACCTCTAACAACAGCAATCGAGATCGCGAGAATAAACGCATCAAGGAATGTATTAACTGGTTTAAGAACAGAAATATGTTTAACCAACGATTTGTTCCAAGTAAATCGAAGAACAAAAGTGGAAATCAATATACTAAGAATAAATATAAGAAGAGTGGTAAGCGCCTCAGACATTTTTTTTGAATTTGTAAGATCTCTAATCATTTTTACTTATTAATAATATTTTTTTTCTGGAATACTATTAATGAGAAAGACAAATACTATAAACACGAAAAAAAAGTCTCTCCCCCTGAGTGGACACGAAAAGAAATACACTAATAATTTTTGGGGTCGCGTTGTAAGTATTAACAATAATAATTGTTATGCATACGCTGTAAACGATTACGAAGGCTATAGAATGAGTAAAAGTATACCTGGTGAACGTGCTGGATTAAATCTTAAACATAGCTATACACACTGTAAAGGGTTACCAGATAGAGTTATTGCAGATAACCCAAAAAAAGTATATAAATGTAAAGCCGATGATAAATGTAAACCAAGTTATTATAAAATAATGATGTTTGTAGCACCTGGAAATAAACATAATTATTTTAGACAAGGTGATTTTCATTTCTATAAACAACACGGTGTAGTTGAATATAAAGTTAAAACGGGTGATACGTATGAAAAAATAGCAAATTTTTTTAAAATACCTATATCTCGTGTTAAAAATTCTGGTAAAATTGTACCCGGTAAAAGACTCGTTTTTAAAGCAAACGTTTTTAGTCATAAAAGAGGATGGGCAACAGGTCCCTTATTGATAGATGCAAAAGGTAAAGTTATAACAGATCCTAGAAAAGCAAATAGGTCATACCCCGGTCTAAATTATAAAAAATATTGTAGTTCATTCTGTGTCAAAAATAGAGGGATCAAAGTCGGGCATACCCACCCCAAAATCGTTAAGAAGACTCTCTAAATCTAAATCATTATTGATATCAAAAAATAAATCTAGTGCATCAAATATACAATTACCCTGTACGTCCACTACATCAGACGTATCTTCATAATTATTATGTACCGTGATTTGTACTTTATATTTAGATCCGTCGTAAACTTTACGGCATATGGGACACTTGTTATTTCCTAAATTTTTCCATTTTTCTAGACAGTGTACATGAAATAGGTGTCCACACCGTATTGGTTTATTATGTCTTGTTTCTCTCACCTCACATAAACATATTGAACACGTAACCATTATCTAGAAAAAGGGTATAATATTTTTATTACTTTTATACACAGTTTAAACAGTTTTTCTACATTCTTCTAATTCATCATTTAAATTAACGTTCAAATACTTTTGAACAAAATAATCACCTTCTAAATCTTCATCGTCTACAATAACCCGGTCTGGTATATCTGATAATACGTTGTTAGTTTCTACAAAATCGATTAACTCTCTACACGAATTTTCTTTTTCGTTTTTACGATTTCTTATCTTCTCTTTCAAAACATCTAGTTTTGTAGATGATATATAATCACTAGAACATTTCGAATTAAACATGTTTATAAATAATTTATAATTTTTATCATCACCTATATATTTTTTCAAGAAAGTATTTGTCCTTTTCGTACCTTCGTCTGTAACAACTGTTTCTGGTAATCTTTTATTAAATATAAAACCATTTTCGTCTGAATACTTTTTGAGTTTTTCACACTTATCAAATGTAGATGATTTTTCCATTATTTCTTTCATTTCATCCAATTTTAAACTTTTTTTAAGGTGGTTTGTTGTACCCCGAATTAATCCTAATTCAGATATAATAAAAAATATTGAGCATATGAGATAAATTAAACCCGTCAAATATAAATTTTCTGTTAATGCGCTCATTTTACTAGAGGGCTATTAAAATAAATGTATATTTTTTTATAAATTAAAGTGCCTTATCACAGGCATTACAACCTACAAGTCCCTGGGAACCTTGGATAGGTTTCAAAATTTCTGGTCCCTGGGATTGAATAAGTTTACGAAAAGAATAATTATCTTGAAATTTTATACCATTCTTTTCCATTATGTGATCATTAATTATTTGTGAAGATTTGTTCATGGTGTAACATCTGCCATCGGCCATACCAAGTCTTTGTGACATTTTATTATTACATTAGAAAATAATTCGTCTATTGTTAATAGTTTGAACCCACGTTCTCAAACCTATTTTTTTTGCCCAATCAATAAGATCTTTTATGTTATACCCACTTGATAAATTAAATTCTTCTGGATTTAAAGATTTTTTAACCCTGATATCTTTATTAGAATTTATGTGTTCATTTATAATATTATAAGCAAAAGCAATTTCTTTTAGTGTTTCTGCACCAGTTATTATAATCTTACCCGTACTAAAAATACTCGTAGTTATTTCTTTCATATCACCCGATGGTTTGAATTTGATTTTAACTGCTGAATATCTATCTGGTTCAAAAGAAACTTTAAAAGTACATCGTTCATTTTTAGGTTTTGCATTTTCAAAGTGTGTCTTTATTTCCATCAAATTAATATTATAATTCAAACTAAAATTTGAATTAATCATAACGACGCGATAACTATCATCCTTGGGTAAATCGTCGTTTTTTAAAAATTTTTTTAACATGGTATGAATTATTTTTATAACACTTCGACAGTTAAACAAATCTGCACACCCAGCAATTTGTATACTCCCATTTGGGAATATCTTTATAGATTTTGTGCTGTACTTATCCACGTAATTCAAAGTAACCTGATTATAAAAAGTTGTCGGTTTAAGAGAAATCTCAAACCCATTACCGCCATAAGTGCGCCCCTTCTTACGCAAACGCATGTAAAAACCAGAAGGTACACGATTAAAATATTGTTTTATTTTTTCTATATCAATTTTATTTTCACTTTTCCAATTCGATACCATTGTTATTGTCGTAAGCTTAACCCACGAAGGACGTAAATTTTCGGGTATATTTTTACGAAAATGTTCTAAAGTTAATAAAAATTGAAAACTATTGTTTTGGTCAGAATTAAGAACACACGATTTATACCCTCGTGTTTGTACATTTTCCCTATACTTTACGTTACTTTGTTCGTGTATACTTATAGAATTAGACATTTTAAAAAAACATTTAATATATATAATTTTATAAAAAGAAACGTTTCACTTAGTTTAAAGAGGTTAGAGAAAATACAATAACAAAGAATATGACGGCATTTGTAAAAAATTGTCAACAATTTATTGATATAGATTCAAACAATTACTTTACCGAAGTAAATTACACAAAGTATACAGAGGGTATAGGTATAAAATCATACACGGATGAATTCAAAACAAAACTGTTAGGAAATATAGATTTTTTAAACTTTGAAAACGATATAATAAAATACGAAGAATTTCTAGATATAATGATTGAAAAAACAATCGAAACCACGCGTAAAATGGTATTGATTGAATTAGATAACGTCATGTTAGAAAACAAAAATATAAACTCGTTGATTCGTATTATGAATACTATAAAAATACTCGATCCAACTTTTGTACCACCCGTTATTAACAAAATATGTTCGTGGCAGAAACGTTATGTAGTCGAAACGTGTAAAAAAACACTTCCTCAAATAATAAAAACGTCTACGAACGAATATCGTCTTAACAAAATGTTTAGAATCTTGAAATTAATAGAAATAGAACTAGAATAATTAACGCTATGTAAATATATTGCGTAGTATTTCCATATTGTTTCTTTGTTTTAAACGTTTCTTTATTCATGATTTCTCTTTTTTCGGTATTACTTAATCCTCGATCTATATTTCTACCTGGTACGAGTGGTCTAGAATCGAAACAGTTTGGTTTCGTGGGTCGACACATATCCTTAGTTCGCCAACCTGGTGTTGTTATTCCGTAATCGCATATAGGACTAGGGTCTGGGTACTTGAACGGGGTTTCTTCTGGTTTTTTATATTCTTGAAAATCAAAAGGTGCTCTTCTGATACCAGGGACGGACATTTCACTTCTTCTCACGTACGGATTTATACCATCCATGAGATAACTATCGTTAAGCATAACCTTACTCATCTTTTATAATAACACAGATTATATTTTTTTATATGTTAACTATATATAAATAATATGGCTATGATTATAGTACTTTGTGCGATATTAATAATCAGTTCTATACTTTTGTCTTGGACTTGTACAGGAGGAACTTGGAAAGTATTTGGTGATGATGCCGAATTTGAAGCGTCTAAATGTCTTACCATACCAGATACTTCTCCAGCCCCAGCACCAGCACCAGCACCAGCACCAGCACCAACACCAGAACCAGTGGTACCACCCGCACCAGCGACGCCACCAGCGCCAGCACCAGCGCCAGCACCAGCGCCATCACCAGCACCAGCGCCAGCACCAGGGCCATCAGCTTCAACAGATGATGATAACACTATCGGAGCTCTTAGTACTAGTAATGACATCACCGAAACCGCGGGTGCCGCTGAAGGTGATAATAACGCGGGTGGTACTCCCACCAGCACTTATATGATAGAAGGATACATTATGAAAAATAAATAATTAATTAACTAAATTTTAAATTATCAATATAATGATTATATTATGATCATTATATTGATAAATATTAGGTATTAGTTCGTACATATATTCTCGTGTATGTTCTCAGCGTTTAATACATAAATATTAAAGACCTATTTTATTGTTATACCCAAACTTTTTACCAGCTGTACTTGTATTTACAGGAGGGTTCATAGGAACCGCGAGTGTATCTATATCGCGTATGTACCCCATATATTGAGAAACACCCGTTTGAATTTGTGATATTGCTGTTTTAATGACAACACTATTCATATACTTAACTTGTTCGTTAACGTTCGTATTATGATCGCCTGAATTGTTAATAAAAACAACACGCATTATGCTGTATAAATCAGACGAACTTTGATAATCGATAGAAACACCCGTTTTATTTTTAAAATCTTGTCGAATCGCTTTTTGAAGAATATTCGTGTTAAACTCAGAAAAGAACAAAGTGTTCAAGGGAGTTTGACATTGCTTTATAGAATTAAGGTGAAGATTGTTGTCACACATATTTAATATAAGCCTGGAAAAAAAGTATCAGTAAATATAAATGTATCTCGCTGACTTTGATAACATATATTCAAAAAAAATGGCGAACTTTGACGTTCCACAATGTAAACCACCAACGTGTTTCGTTGGATCGTATGCTCCTGTTACACCACCAGGACAGGAAGGCCCATTCTACGTTAATTCGGGATCTCTCCAACCAAACCGTCTAGCTGAAATAAACGGTCCAGTCACTCTCAAAAGTAAGGATTTTAAGGGGATGATGATTAAAAAATAATATAAAAAATAGATTTCTAATGATTATATAAATGAAAGTAGTTAAACGTTCCGGTCGTGTTGAAGACGTAAAATTTGACAAGGTCACCAACAGGATCTCTAAACTCACAGAGGGTCTCTCTAAAAATGTAGACGCGTGTATGATAGCCCAACAAGTCTTTTCATCCATGTATGATAACATTAAAACACGTGAAATTGATACACTTTCTGCTGAAATATGTATTGGTATGATCACGAGCGACCCCGATTATGAAATTTTAGCAACTCGTATTGTTGCAAGTAATATACAAAAACGTGCAGCAAATAATTTTAACATCGCCATGCGTAAACTCCATAAAGCAGGTATCATTACACACGAGGTTTTAGAAGTTTCTTCCAAAGTTAAGGAAAATATTTTACCAGACCGTGACTTCGATTTTGGGTATTTTGGTTTAAAAACACTTGAAAAAGGGTACCTTCAGAAAATTGATGGTGATATTATCGAAACACCACAATACCTATACATGCGTGTAGCTATCGGCATCCATGGTCACGATATAGACCATGTTCTCGAAACGTACGATGCTTTATCACGTGGCTTATTCATTCACGCAACACCAACCCTGTTTAATGCGGGTACACATAGACCACAAATGTCGTCGTGTTTCCTAATTGCAAACAAAGAGGACAGTATCGACGGTATTTATGATACAGTAAAAGAGTGTGCGCGTATAAGTAAATGGGCTGGTGGTATAGGGTTACATATACATGATGTTCGTTCAAATAAGTCACATATCCGTGGTACGAACGGTACATCTGATGGTATTATCCCTATGTTACGCGTTTATAACATGACCGCAAGGTATGTCAATCAAGCGGGTAGAAGAAAAGGGTCTATAGCAGTATATCTCGAACCATGGCACGCCGATATTATGGATTTTCTCGAAATACGACTAAACCAAGGTGATGAAGAAGCCCGGTGTCGTGATCTCTTCTCGGCTATGTGGATACCTGATCTATTTATGAAACGTGTCGAATCTAATGGTAATTGGTCATTGTTTTGTCCAGATACTGCAAAAGGTTTATCGGATGTTTACGGTAAAGAGTTTGAAGATCTTTACGAGAAATACGAATCCGACGGTATCGCAACTAAAGTTATACCCGCATCAGATATTTGGAAATCTATCATTAAATCACAAAGTGAAACGGGGACGCCGTATATGCTCTATAAGGATGCATGTAATGAAAAGTCGAACCATAAACATCTTGGTACCATTAAATCGTCAAATTTATGTACCGAAATCCTAGAGTTTACAGATAAAGATGAAACAGCCGTGTGTAATCTTGCGTCCATCGCGTTGCCGAAATACGTCGATGTAGAGAAGAAAGAGTTTAACCACAAAGAATTACACCGCGTCACGAAAATGATTACGCGTAATCTGAATAAGGTTATTGATAAAAACTTTTACCCAACCGAAAACGGGAAACGTTCAAATATGCGTCACAGACCCATTGGTATTGGTGTTCAGGGTCTCGCCGATGTATTTATCATGCTCCGTATGACGTTCGGTTCAGAAGAATCGAGGAAACTTAACATCGATATATTCGAAACCATTTACCACGCGTCGCTTGAATCTTCGTGTGAACTTGCGGAAATGTACGGTCCTTATGAATCATTTAAGGGGTCACCGTTTAGTAAAGGAATCCTCCAATTCGATATGTGGAAATGTGATCCAAAGTTTAGTGGGCGATACAATTGGAATGCCATGCGTGAACTTGTTAAGAAAGGAACTATGAATAGTCTTCTTCTTGCACCCATGCCTACTGCATCCACGTCTCAGATTTTAGGGAATAACGAGTGTTTCGAACCGTATACGACCAATATCTATTTGAGACGAACACTTGCGGGTGAATTTGTCGTCGTAAACAAACATTTGGTGAACGATTTGAAAGAACGTGGACTCTGGTCAAAGGAAATGAAAGATTTGATGGTTAAGGCGAATGGATCTGTCCAAAACATTATTGATATTCCAGATGATCTTAAGGAATTGTATAAAACAGTATGGGAAATGAGTCAGAAAACAATTATCGATATGGCGGCGGATAGAGCGGTATATATAGACCAAAGTCAAAGTATGAACTTATTTGTCGAAAATCCAACAATATCAAAACTTTCGTCTATGCACATGTACGCGTGGAAAAAGGGTTTAAAAACGGGTATGTATTACCTTAGAAGTAAAGCAAAATCACGCCCGATCCAGTTTAGTTTAGAAGCGGAGTGTTCTATGTGTTCCGCGTAATAATGCGCCGTTCGAACGGTGTCTTAGCAGTTGTGTGATTATACATATATTTAGGCTTATTTTTCTTTTTTTTGTTACTATTATATATATTTTTTTCATTATTAGTAAGAGAACGTTTAAATATTTCTTTTTTAATATTACTTGGTAAATTTGGTAAATTTGGTCTTTTAGCTTGAATTTCTTTAAACATGAGAGATTTTAATTTTTTAGATGCATTGGGGTGTCCATAAATAAATAATTTGTTTGTATTTTTTTCACCCGATTTATTATTTATTTTTTTAAATTCACCTTCTTTGTATTTTTGTTTAATTATTTCTTGTATGTTTGTCGGTAAAGAATTAATAGATTTAATAGCTGAAACTTTTGTTTTATCGAATTTCGCTCTATTTCGAGCAGCTTTTACCCAAGCATTAACATTTATTTTATCGAGTTCTTTTTCTCTCTTTTTTAATTTTGTTTCGAGTTTTTTTCTCAATGCATCTCGTTTCTTTTTAGGTATACTTATAGTATTTATTTTGTCGTGATTACTTCTGTATCCAGACAATTTATAATAATTATACGGGTATCCCAATAATTCTATGTTTTTTTCTTTAGGTTTACGTGTAAAATTTTGAAGACCACCTCGATTTAAATTGTTTAAGTTCATTTTAGCGAGATGGTATAACATTTCAGTTTCTTGATTTTTTGCAGTAGTATTATTTCTATAACCAAGGCTCGCTCTTACTAAATGTAAAGGGTTTCCCGACTTCGTTTCATAATTTATCACTTGTTTATTTGCAAGCGCCTTTTTCATTTTCCATGTTGCTCGTTTAGGCGCACCTTTAACTTTCTTGACAACTTTCTTAACCGTATTTGTGATCTTTTTCTTAACGGATTTTTTAGTATTACCGTCTGGCATTTGTATATAATAACATTTTAAAATTGTACCTCATCATCATATACGAAACGTATATCTCTATGATTTTGATACGTAACCAGTTCATTACTTTATGGTATATAAAATATCAAGTTATATAAATGGTAAACTCAAATTCAAACACGACCATAAACTATAACCCCATTAATACTACTCGAAATAAAATAACCAATATAGAGAAAAAAATAAAAAATCTAACAAATTTACATAGATCTATATCAGTAAATCATACAGGTTTTAATAAAATGTCACCACGGGAACGCATGAAAAGATATACCAATGCAGAGAATAGTTTAAATAAAATAGAAAAACAACATGTATATTATTTAAATAAACTTATAAAAGAAAAAGAAAAACTTATTAAACTCATAAAAAATAACAGTGAAAGAATAAGAAAACTGTTATAACGACTTAAAGTTTATGCATTATACATATTTATAAAGTTTACTCAGAATGGCAAAGTTTATAAATGTTCTTAGAGATCTCGAAATTAACCAATACGATGGTCGAAAAATTTCATTTTGTACGAAAGAGCGTAACCTTGTTAAATTTCAGATACCACGCATGTATATGCCTTTTGGTATATCTGGTTTCGTACCAGAAATAGGTGCAACAAAATGGAACATAGATTTCGCCATTAAAGGATGGGACGAAGAAGGAAATATCGTTAAAAAATTTTATGAAACTCTAAAAGAAATAGAAAATAAAGTTATACAGGAAGTGAGTAACCAAAGTGAAACCATTTTTGGTAAATATATGTCTATCGAAGAATTAAAACCAATGTTCAATTCAAACGTAAAAGAATCACCCGAAAGAGAACCAAAATTTCGAGTTAAAGTTGATGCTACGATGGACGGAAAGGTTAAATCACACGTCTACGATGAAAATAAAAATAGTTTAATAGACGATATAAAAAATGGGTTATATTCAAGAAATTCAGGGACTGCTGTCGTTGAAATGAATAGTATATATTTCTTAAATAGGAAATTTGGTATATCTTGGAAACTAAACCAGCTCGTAGTATATGAACCACAGAGACTAAAAGGGTTTCAATTTATTTTGTAGATCTCTTTTTTAAAGTACCATTAATAAGTAAAATTTGGTAAATCTTCTGAGATTCCTTAAGAAGGTTACCTTGTATTTTTGTGAATGTACCAGGGTTTAAACCCATTTTTATCTTTGCAATTCTTACAGATTTATCCCACTTTGTAAGTGTCATTATTCTGTTATATTACAACATTTTTTTGACCAACTTCTTATACGTTTTTGTACCGGATTTTGGTTGTTTTTTAAATTTACCATCAATTGGTTTAAAAACTTTAACAAGGTGTTTATCACCTTCTGACTTCATGCGAAGAAGAGCTGCACAAGAAGCGCCTTTACTTTTAATACGCCCAGATTTATCATCTTGAAATAATTGTTTTTTTGTAAGACCGCCTGCGGTCTTTGATGCGGCACCGTGAAAAACTTCTGCTCGAGTTCCGAATGTCTTCATTTTCTATAGTATAGACTGTGAAAATATTTTTATACTTTCATTATTTTATTTATAAAGGCTCCAATCTCGGCTAAAAGAAGCCCTTGTTGTGTCATAACCATAATTTTAGCGCGCTGGGATTTGGGTGAAAAATCACCGTATCCGACTGTACTCATGGTAGTCATGGAAAAATAATATGGATCTATTGGTGTTTTAAAATCAAAGTCATCTGGACCCATTGTACTGTACATGTATCCATATATCAATATTATAACTAAAGTAATTGTAAATGTATCATAAATTATAGAATTCATTTATAATACATTTATATTTTTATTTTTTTATATTTTACTTAATAATATATATGTCTAAATCATACCTTTTTTATACAATGTTTTTTAGTATATTTACTCTAATTACAAAATAAAAATGGATTTTTTTGAAAAAAGTTGAGCCATTCCACAGATGGCGTTTGGTGCCGTGTTAGCTATAGCGACAAGATACCTTTTTTATGTAGCAAAACCCTCCTGCAGATGGCGTTTGGTGCCGTGTTAGCTATAGCGACAAGATACCTTTTTTATGTAGCAAAATAAGAATTTCATACACACAAAATATAGCATATTTACCTAAAAAAAAGGGTGTTTTTTTTACCTTTTTTTTATCTTTTTTTGGAAAAAGGTCTGAACAAACTCGTTTTTATAAATTTATAATTTTATAATTGATTACATTTCGTGTATACTTTGTAATCATTTACATATTTTTAGTTATTTTTGTGTTTAAAAACCTCTATATAAAAAAGGTATCATGTCGATATAGCTAACACGGCACCAAAACACCATGTGTAAAAAACAAAAAACTATTATATTACGTACATTTCTTACGTAAAAGTATTCAAAAAAAAAATAGTTTTCTATATATATAATAACTTTAGAGTTTTGGTGCCGTGTTAGCTATAGCGAAAAGATACCTATTTTACGTGTACATATCACGAGATGACCTATATATAAATGATATATAAATGATAGAGATGCATTATTATAAGAAAATTTTAGAGTTTTAGTACTCTGTTTTCTATAGCTAAAATATACCTAAATCACGGGTGTATATCAAGAAAGATGGCTTATATACAAATGATATATAAATGATAGCGATGCGTTATTAGTATTATCACGAGATGACGATAGACAAATTACACACAAGGTGATAGAGGTGCGTTAATATATATAGTAAAAAAAGACATGAGTTTTTAATGGAACATCATCTTAAGATAATTATTCAGGATAAATATAAAAACGAGTTGTATACTTCTTATGTTAGAGAATGGTTTCGAGATATATTTGATGAATATTTTGTATCGTATGAAAATGATACAGATTTTCCTTATTTTATAGCATATGTAGTGAGTAGTTATAGTATACATAATTTACAAAAAAAGGTTTCTAGGTTTTTAAAATTAAATGGAAAGAGATACGAGTATAATATAAAATTATTAGATGAATCACCAGAAAGTTTTATATCATATCTTATAAAAAAACCTAACAAAATTGAACCCTTTTATTTTATAAAAAAAGAGGAAATTATAAATAAAGCCGTAAATTTACCCTTTAAAGAAAGGGAATTGTATAAACCAAAAATAATACGTAGGAAAAATAGAAGTAATAGAGGTATTGTAGATAAAATATTAAAAGTTATTCCTGTAAGTATAAATTATAAACCAACTTCGAATCAGATTTATAGTTTAGTTACTAAATATTTTAGAGATAGAAGTATAGATATTAAACTTAGAGAGCTTAATTACTACATAAAAAGGGTTCATCAAAGGTTTTCATAAATACATTTTATAAACAATTGGCATTGTTTATAAAGTGTAATGTATAAAAATTAATCATCCATATAATCATCGTCTGAATCTGTGGTTATTTCACATCCCGGTCTAATTAGTTCTTTTTTCTTTCTTTTCTTTTTTTCTGGTTCCTCTATACCATGTTCTCTATGGTATATAACTTTATCCCAAAAATCTTTCATTACCGGTAAATATTTTTCGAACCACCCGCGGTCACGCTTAACGTTTACAACAACAAATTCTTCTGGTTTTGGCCAATTAAAATCACCTGGTTTGTATTGAATAAAATCGGCTTCTTCTAATTCTAATATATCCATACATAATTGGAGTTGTGGCATATAATGTTCTGGTACTTCTGGTTTGATTTCACGCATCATAGGACATTTAATTTCAACAAGTTTACCAGACTCAGACACACCATCTGGACTACCACCCAAAAATGAATATATTGGATGAGGACATAAACCTAGTTCGTGTACTACTTCATTATGTCTCTTTTCATAAAGTATACGTGCTTCATCTTCGTATTTTTCACCGTGCCGCGTTGCTTCGTTACCTTCAAAAACTGGACCTTTACCACACTTTTTTAATAAAAGTTGTTGTGGTGTTTCGTATTTATTTACACCTATAGCTGATGCTGCATCGCTTGCTGTAAGCATACATTTTCTAAGATCAAGCCATTCCTGAGACTTTTGTGGCGCATACTCAAATTCTAACCACTTTTTAACGTTTGGGTGCATATTAAATTAATTACTTATGTATTTTTTAAGTCTACTTCGAAGAATACGAACTGTTCCATCTGTACTCAACCCCTTGTTTTCACATTCCTTCATGAGCTGTTCTTTTTTCATGTGTGATATTTTTGTCTGTTTTTTAATTTCATTTGTTTCAACACTGTGTCCACTACGAGAAACGTTTACCATTTTATAATTAACGACTTCTTCCGATGATGAAGAATTTGTTTCTTCGTCATCTTTTTCTATCGTATATTCTTTTATACTGTATGTACCTTTTGAAGGTATATATTTCTTTTTTTTATATATTTTTTTTGTATTTTTATTAAATAATTTATTAAATGATTTTATAACAATAAAACTTAATATACCACCCATTACAATAAAACTAGCCGTTTTTCTACTGTTTGACATTTTATGATAAATATTATAATTTATTGTTTAAGTAAGTTGTGGTGATGTATTGTAAGATGAATAAAAAAACGCTTTAGCTGCATTTTGTTCAGCTAATTTTTTATTTTTTGCAAAACCTCTCCCTAAAAATGTATTATCGACATATGCATCTATATAAAACGTACCATTTTCGTGTGATATAATTCTATAATCTGGTAAATTAAGACCATTTGTTTGACAATAACGCATTAAATGATCCTTGTAATTATCATCTACCATTATACAATTTAAATTAACATAATATGGGTTGTTGTATATGTTTAATATAAATTTTTTTGCGTGTAAAAGACCAAGATCCATATATATAGCACCAACGAGAGATTCAAAAACATCTTCTAAAATGTTTGGATTTTTATTCCATTCGTTTCTCATACCTTTTTCATCCATTTGAACCCATTTGTATAATTCAAGTTTTGTTGATATATTAGCAAGAGTTTCACCTCTTACAAGTTTTGTTCGCGCCTTTGTTAAAAATCCTTCCTGTCTGTTTTCATATTTATCAAATAAAAATTTAGTTATGACAAAACCTAATACAGAATCACCAATAAATTCTAAAGTTTCAAAAGATCCATCCGTATCTTCAATTTCTTTTAATACAGATTTATGTCTAAATGCTTTTTGGTACAAATCTATTTTTGATATTTTTGTACCAACAAGGTTTTCAATTGACTCCTTGTCTATTATCATAATGTTTGATATATAGTAATATATTTATATTTTTAAGTTACGTTTTGGTATACTTAGGCAGTTGTTTCTACTTTCGTATAATGCGGACTTAAATATTTTTGAAGATTTAAGAAAGTGATTTGTACATCATCCGGTGGGTTAAGAAGATTTCTTAGTTTTTCATCGAGGATAAGAATTCGCCCGTTATCCGGATTTTTTAAGTTATTAGATGTTACATATTTATTAATTGCACGAGTTACGAAACTTCTAGAAACAAGTTCACCCTCTGGCAATTCAAGAAAGATTCTTAATGTATCTGTAATGGCTTGTTTTCGGTTAAATCCGTTATTTTTTGCACGGATTGCCGCTTTCTCACCCGTTGGGTCATCTTGTTTGGACTTGATTTTTCTAACAATTTTAGTTAACGATTTAATATCAGATTTGAGAGATTTTAATTCTTCGATCACGTTTTCGATAGTAGTCATTTTGTTATGTATTAGATATGTATATCATCTTTAAGTGTATTTCTAATTTATAATTATCCTTAAGTGGAAAGTGTGCTTATTATTACCAAACCTAATATTATAACCATACATATCTTAAATATAACATCTAATCGGGGTACTTCAAATTTTTCACCGGTTCCGTACGGTTCCCTGTCGGGTACGTCTTTGCACTGCCCCGAACACCCACCAGGGCAACACCCTGGTTTACATGGGTGTATAGAACCATGTTTTTTTATACCACACACTTGTTCACTTTTGGGTGATTTAGAATCATTATATGCGTAACATCGACATTCATCTATGATGTCACACATATATTTCTTATCTTCACAGTCCAGTTTCATATTATTATATATACAATATAATAATGGTCAGTGGTACAATAGTAAAGACTGTAAAAAAATTACCAGAAGATTATTTTTTGGTTTTTGGTGAATATGGTAAACGTTCTGTTAATGATTTTCTTAACAAGAAATTTTTTTTTAATGATAAACTTTTAAAAAACTATTTTGAAACCGGTGATATAAAAAAATTTAGAAATAGAGTTAGTAGAGTTCATTCTGATAAATCTTTTGATGATGTTGTGAAAGTTCTTGTAACAGAATCTATACGACCTATATTATATTCAATAATAGATGAACTTACAAAGTTTTTGGAACCTATGGGTGATATGATAATAAGTGGTGGCGAAGCACATAATCATTACGCAAAATTAGAAGATCGTGTGGTAACTTCTGATATAGATACAAAATTTGTACCTAAAATGAAACCAGATGAAAAATATTTTGGTAAATTACAAGCTATTAAACTTCTGTTATGGAATAAACTTGGAGAAATTGCTAAACGTGATAATCTTAAAATAATAAAATCCGTTTTAAAAGAACTTACTAAACGAAACTTAAATAATGAATATTTGCGTGTTGATAAAATACGTCGTTTTATAGGATTAACACAATCTTCTGCATCTAAAGGGTATCACGTCGCGAGAAGATATACTTTGATGCCTAAAAGAAAAAACATCAAAAACAAACCAGATACATTGATTGATGTAGAATTATTTACTTTGGATCTTAAACTTAAATATTATGATATTAAATCGGCTAAATTAAAAGACGACAATTTCGGTGGTATATTGGATATAGCATTCATGCGTCCAAATCAATTAGGTTATAGTATAGCAAAAAGGGATTATAGAGTGAAAGGTTTTGATGTTGTTAGTATGTATTATAATAAAAAGAAATTGATTCAAAGGTATGAAAATATAAAACTTCCGACACGTGAATACTTACTCGAAGATATTTATATTATGTCTAAAATTGGTCTCAGACCAGATAAGAAAGAAAAGGATAGAAAACGAATGCTTCTTCTCGCTAAACAGATATCAAAAAAGAAGATTGAGACTAGGGATAGTATGGATACTATAGCAAAGAAAGCTGGTATTAATATTAAAAAAACGTCTCACTCTTTTCGTAAACATACTAGAATTGGTCCTAAAATTATAAAAAATGCGTCTAATGTTAATCCTAAAAAATACATTAATTATACAACAAAACCAGATAAGAAAAAGTTAAGTTCACAAATAGTATATGGTATAAAATCAAGTGATAATACATTTAAAACACCCCCTCGTTATATTAGAACTCAATCAGATTATATTTTTAATCAGAATAATATGAAATGGAAATTAAACACGAATAACGATTTTATAAAAAACGAAATGAATTTTAGACCTATTAAACCGAAACCTTTTAATAATAATAATTTGAAAATGGAAGAGACACTTTATGGTTTCAAACCAAAACGAGACCAATGGGTACCAAAACCACTTCTCAGAAAATCTGCTATGATTCCTTTTATTGGTTTAAAGAATTAGGTATAGAATATATCATAAAATGTTATACGATAAAATTTCAAAAGGTGAAGATGGTTTATATCACACGAACGCGTCTACGGATGATAACAAAAGGTGTTTCATTCAGCTGAATGATGTAAAAATGGTAAATAATGAAAATGATGAGGTGAGTTTTGATCTTTTAGAGACCGATAATAATACAAAAATTTCGGATATTGATAAAACAAATATCAAAATGGCTTTGGAAAATAGTAAGGACTGGTTTGGTAAGGAGTTACCAGAAAATGTAATTACCCAGGCGTATTGTGAAGGCTCTTCGCTTATTTCACCGGACATTATAGATGCAACCCGTGTATTTAACTCCAGGAAGGAATTAATTGAAAATGGTATAAAAGATGTAAAAATTGGTTCATCATGTACAGTTTTGATTGAATTTTCAGGACTTTGGTTTGCAAAAAAGGCTTTTGGTCCTTCATGGAATCTTGTTCAGGTGAAAGTTCACGAAGAAAAAAAATCAGAACCAGAAATTCATGAAAAGGAATCTTATCCAGACGAATATACAATTCAAGACGACGAATAAAAAAAATTTGTTCATAGTATATAAAGATGAAACTATTCAAGAATTTGACTCGATCTAGAGTATCCCTCTTGTTGCTCCTAGTTGCCGCAATTGTTGTTGTGGCATATATGTCCGCTAGTACTTCCTCGTATTCAGTAGCAGAACAAAACCTCCAACCTTCCGCTTCTCTCGGTGATAACTCTGTTCCAGCGCCACTTCCCACTTCAGAAGGACCAGGGTGCCAAATGAAAGTTGGTACAGGACTCGCCTCTTCGCTTCTTCCAAGAGAAGTTGCTTCCCAGGAAGAGTTTGGCGAATTCGCACCAGAAGATATATTAGCGGGTCAAAATTTCCTTGAACCAAGACAACAAATTGGTTTTCCAGAAACCGTCGGCGGTGCATTGAGAAATGCGAATCACCAAGTTCGTGCCGATCCACCAAATAACAAAGATAATTTCGTGTGGAATAACTCTACTATTTCACCAGATACCATGCAAAGAGGATTATGTGCGTAACTATTTTACTTAAAGATTTAGCTTTTTATTTTATATATAACAAATGAATTCTCAGATTTCATCAGAAGAACTCTCATCCAGCGTCTCTAAATTGGTTGAATTAAGCAAGCAAATTACAGAAGCTCGAGCCGACATGAAAGTGTTGATACAGGCCGAAAAAGCTCTCAAATTACAAGTTAAGAAACTTATGTTAGATAATGGTTTAGATGCTATTAATCTTAAAAAGGGTAAAATAACTGTAAGAAAAAGTACCAGAAAACAGGGGTTAAATAAAGCCTCAGTTAAAGAAGGTCTTGTCAGTTTTTTTAATGGAAACGAAGATCAGGCGGAAACGGCATTAAAGACTATACTCGATAGTTTACCAACAAAAGAATCGACTTCCCTTTCACTCTCTGGAATAAAAAATAAACCAGATCAATAATGGTTTGGAATCAATATGTTTACGAAGCTATGAATGGTAACGAAGCTTATAATAGCGAAAATGAAGATGAAAATAATATAGAAGAACCTCTACATATAACCGATTGGGAATTAATTTACCAGGAAGAACTCAGATATATGTGGGCGAATATACAACAATATTTATACGATTCTTGTTTTTCTAGTCGTATACTTAATTACGCAAATTATGATGATTTCGTAAGTTTTTGTTTTGAAATGTCGAAAGAATAAGTAAGACGTCTATTAGATTAATAATGTAGTAAATATATATAATACACACCATGCTTCCAGATATAACAAGCACAAAAACATCCGTTCCAGCCGCCCTTTTTTTATTACTCAGCCCAGGTATAATTCTTCGAACAGACGGCTCCAAAGTCGCGTTCAGAGATGGTCTTACAGGAAGAAAAGCCGTTCTTTTCCACGCACTCGTCTTTTTTCTCATGTTTTCCATAGTAGCAAAAGCTATGGGTCTTGTACTCACAAAGACAGATCTTATTGTAACAACGGCGTTATTCATAGCATTGAGTCCAGGTATGCTCTTGACTATACCACCAGGATCAAAAGGCCTGTTAACTTCTGGTCAGACGAGTCTCTCGTCGGCCCTGGTCCACTCATTGGTATTCGCAATAGTGTTCGCTCTTTTGAGAAAGCAATTTCCTCAGTATTATTAAGCAAGCAAATGGAGTATATTGCTATAGGTCCAGGTGCCATGGGCTTTTATGCTATGTTAGGGTATCTAAAGAAAAATGAATATAAACTTAAAAATGTAAAGGAAATATCAGGTGCTTCTGCAGGTGCTATAATGGCACTATTTTTAGCACTTAATAAATCAAATGACGAAATTTTAGATATAGCATTAAATTTAAATTTTTCGGATTATATAAAATTAAATTTAAAATCATTCATAAATAGCTATGGTTTCGTGGATATAGAACCAATTAAAGAAAAATTTATAGATATATGTGGATGTAATCCTACTTTTTCTGATTTGGATATGAAAATACATATTTCTGCATTTTGTGTAAATACTTCAAAAACGATATACTTTTCAAAAGATACACATCCTGAAATGAAAGTTATAGACGCTGTATGTATGAGCATGGCAGTCCCTTTTATTTTTTCAGCAGTAACATATGATGATATGTTATACGTAGACGGTGGAACTAAAGAAATTTTACCAACGTCACCTTTTCTGGATAAAAAACCAAATAAAGTACTTGGTATTCGTTTAAAAATGAATACAGATTATGTAAAAGAAATAAAAAACCCAAGACAGTTTGCAGAGGCAATGATATCTTCAACTTTAAACAGTAGAAATATGGATTATATAGAAAAAAATACAATTGTTGATATCGATATAGGAGATATAGACATTTTCAATTTTAATATGACTAATGAAGAAAAATTAAAATTATATATGATAGGATTAGAATCGTAATTACATTTGTTATAAACTTTTTTGTTGGTTTATAACAATATGGACGCGTGCGATCCGGGTATAGACATTAAAAATCTCAGAAAACTGATTAAAACCGAGGTTGGTGAAGACCTAAATTTATCAAGAAATCAGATATGTGAAGTTTATTCAGGTATCCAGGATGGCAAATTACCTTTACCCCCACTTATTTTGACTTCAGACAGGAACTATTTAATAGATAGTAGATCACCTTTAACACAGAACGATTACGAAATTCTTTTTAATTCATCTTCTAAGGTAGCAAGTATTACACGAATAGCTCGTAAAGTTGGTTTAAAAAGTAAAAATTTAAACAAACAACAGTTAAAAGATGCTATAGGTAGACGTCTTTCTTATAAAAATATAAGAGAACCTATAAAACTTCGTAATATACAAAAGAGAAGAATAGATAAATATATTAGTAATTCGAATAAAACTAACGAAACTAATAACAATATAACTAATGCGTTAAATATTAAAAGACCAGAAACTCGTATGTCTAATAATGATAATATAGAAACCCCAAATTCTCCAAAAACCCCTATATATAATAACAATAACAATAATAACAATTCAAAGAATGGTGGTAATCTTGAATCTGCTATTAGACAATATAAAAGACATAGACCTATAAAACTTCCTAATTTTTTGAGTCAACCAAGAAGACGCGAAAGAGATTCAAGTGGGTATCGATCCCCGGTATCTATTCTTACTAAAAAATATCCAAATGGTAGTGAATGGAGACAAGTATCTTCCGGAAGAAGGAATTATCCAACTTCTTCAAAGGGGGGACAATCATTTTCTAATATTGGTTCGACTTTATCTTCTGTTGGTAGACAAAGAACTCGAAATTGGGTTAAGACTCAAAAACCTATATTAAAAACACCTTCTCCACCTGGATCGGGATCTAGTACCACACAGACTTATAGAGGGAAAAATGGCAGTGGTAATAGTAAAGTAACTTTTAAAGAACCCTTCACACCTCCTTCGGGGTCTTCTTCTATTATACCACCAAGTGGTACCGGTGTATCTACTGTACAACAAGTTGCTGCAGAAGCTGCTGCAGAATTACAAGCTGCTACAAATAAAACAAAGGAACAACAGATACAAACACTCGTTAAATTTATTAGAAATAGAAAGGGTTTGAAAAATAATTCCGAAACTGATTATATTATTCAAAGATTTAAGAATGGTGATATTACATTTAAACAAGCTACACTCGAACTTTCTAATTTTGCAATAGAAAGGTATATTCGCGAAATTAAGAAAAATAAAAAGTTTAAAAACGTTAATTTTGACAATAAAGAAATTATGAGAATTTTACAAATAAATGGGTTGAGTGAAGTTAAAAAAGAATTGTTTTCGTATCAAAAACAGAAAGGTGATACAAAATTCGAATTATTGAAAAGACAAATACAAAAATATATGATGAATATTAAAAATAACATACCTAACCGTTTTAATGATAATATATTTTTTAGAAAACTCTTGGCGGGTAGGTACGGACAAGATTTTGAAAGTGTAAAATATCGTCTCGAACAAAAAATTAACAAGATAAAAAAAGAAAATAGTGAAAAGAAATCTTCTCAAAATACAAAAAATAGACGTAAACGTTTGTTAAATTATACTAAAACAAAAAAATTACAAATCAATAATCGTGTTATTGGTGTAATTAACAGAAAGAATTTATCAGAAGATAATGCAAAATTAGAAATTAATAAAATTACACAAGAAAAAAATGATAAACGCGCTACAGAAGTGGCTACACTCGAACAAATGAAAATTAATTTAAAAATCAATGCAGTTCCGGAAGCGACTAATGTTATAGGTAAGTTTAAAAATAATAAAATGGGTTACGAAAAGTCGAAGGGTTTACTGAAAAAAATTGGTAATAGGGAAAGTGATAAAATTAAAAACATCTCTAAAATGGGAAGAATGTTAAACCAATTAAAAAACGAACGTTCGAGTTTGAATTTGAACCGTGATTCTGAATCAAATAAATATATACAACAATACGAGAATTTGAAGATAAATTATAATAAAGCGGTTAAATATCTCCGCCAAAGACGACAAAATATCGATAAGAATAGTGTATATAAAAGAAGACAAGATATGGTTAAGAAAGCAAAACAGTTTGGTATAAGTCCAAGAAATAAGGAAGTTGTTGATATACTTAATACTTTAAATAAAAGAAAACTAGGGGAAAATGTTCAAAATTTAGAACAAGCTATATTTAATATATCTGAACAGAGAAAAAGTGAAAAATCTGAGAAAAACGAAATAAGAAAGAAAGAAATAGAAGAACAAAAACTTGCAAATATAAAAAAGAATACCGAGTATAAAAATTTATTAACATACGCGAGAAATAAAAATTTACAAAAACATAAAATAAAAAATGTTTTGAAAAAATTTCAAAGAAATCAAATCGTTTTTAATAATGGTAAGAATGAAATTAATAATATATGGAATAAAAAAGAGGACGATAAGAAAATATTACAAGATGAAATATCTAAACTGGGTATTGGTAGTAATGTTGAAACGAATAAGATTAAAGACCAATTAAGTTCTAATAAAATTAATATAGAAAAAGCCGTGAGTTTACTTAATAAAATGGTAAAAGATAGGAAATCCCGAGCTGAAAAATTTAAAATAAAGCGATCCAATGAATTTTTAAAAGAAAAGGAGAATAAGTATAATAAGTCTACGACGAATGCAGCAAAAGCAAAAATTAATGCAGCAAAAGCAAAAGCTTCTGAAGAAAATGCTAAAAAGAAAGCTAAGAATGCAAAGGAACGATCTGACTTTATAAACGAAATGTTAAATTCCAATATATCTGACGAAGCAAAGAAACGTTTATCTGTAAAGGTTAAAAGGGGTGACGATATGAATAGTTTAAGACGGAGTTTTGAAAAGTTTAAAACTAAAGTTACTTTTGAAGAAACAAAGAGAAAAAGGGATAATAATCAAAATAACAATATAGTACCTAAAAAAATAATAAAGGGTCCCGTTAATACAAAACCTAATAAAATAGAAGAACCTAATAATAATGTTTCGGATAAGAAAAGAAAACAATTAGCACTCCCTAAACCAGAAAGAGGAACAAAGAGAAAAGGGGGTGATAATCAAAATAATAATACAGTACCTAAAAAAATAATAAAGGGTCCAGTTAATACAAAACCTAATAAAATAGAAGAACCTAATAATAATGTTTCAAATAAGAAAGGAAAACAATTAGCACTCCCTAAACCAGAAAGAGGAACAAAGAGAAAAAGGGATGATAATCAAAAACAGATGAGAGAACGACGCAAAGAACTAAATGCGATAAAATATAAAAATATTAGAGAACAATCTAAAAAAAGAAAAGAAGAAATGATACAAAAGAGAAAAAACGAAATCGCAAAGAGTAATCGCGACCCTAGACTAAACAAAATTTATATAAATAAAAAGAAACAAGAAGAGGAAAAGAAAAGAAAAGAAGAGGAAAAGAAAAGAAAAGAAGAAGAAAAGAAAAGAAAAGAAGAGGAAAAGAAAAGAGAGTATCAAAAAAGAAAAAATAAACAAACCGCTTTACAGAATTTAAAATCGAAATTAAAAAATAAACCATCTCAAATATCAGTTAAAAATATCGAAAAACAATCAAAAGAAAATGCAGAAAAGGCAAAGGCTGCGAAAAATAAAGTTGTCGAGGAAAGAAAGAGGAGAGAAAGAGAAAAAAGAAAGGAAGCTGAAAAGAAACAACAAGAAGAAGAAAAGAGAAAACAACGCAAAGAACTAAACGCGATAAAGTTTAAAAAGGTACGCGAAAATGCAGAAAAACGTGCAAAAATAAAACAAGAGGAATTGAATGCGAGAAAATCTAAAATAGCGTTATCAAAACTATCTGGTGAACGTGATCCCCGACTTAATAAATCAGAAAATAAACAATTGGAAAGATTGAAACAAAGATTGCGTAAATTTGTTACATTTGGGTACATCGGAGGAAGACGGGAAGAATTTATACAGAGAGCGAAACGGGAAGGTGTTATGTCAGTACACAGAAACTTAGATTTGCGATTGGGTTTACAGAAACAAGTCGAACGATCTAAATTTACTAACAGAAACAAGAAGGATTTATTGAATGATATTCACGATCCTAAATATACAATAAGAGATTTACAAAGTAAAATAAGAAGTGTTAAACCAATTCCACCTAAAAGACCAATACAAAATATGTCTTTGAGACCTTCGAGATCTTCGAGATCTTCGAGATCTTCGAGACCTAAAAGAATTAGAAGGAGATAATAAAATATAAAGTATAGTATAAATGTTGAAGCTTACGCGAGGAAATATAATTATTATATCAATTAGTATAATATTTTTATTTTGTTATTTTTATTATAAATATAGGACAGTGCGTTTACCATCGTGTTATTTAGGTGGTGGATGGGGTGAATGGAATGAACGAGAAACTGCTTATAAATGGACATTTCCAGACGCGTGTGTACTTGAATTTGGTGGTGGTGCAGGTTCTGTTTCAACAATAATACAAAAAATATTAAAAAACCAAAAAAATCACGTCGTTATCCAACCACCAGAGAATGAAATGTTTGGTGGAATCACACAATTGAAAAAAAATCGCGATGCATGTAATTCGAAATTTCAAATTATAGATCACGTATTGGAAAAGGGTGAAGAAGATACTGTTATGAGTATGGTATCGAAACCATTTGATTTGATTGTAGCTGACTGTGAAAACTGTTTATATAATGAATATAATAAAAACCCAAAATTATTTGCTAATATAAAACAAATTCAAGTAGAAAGAGACGATTTTAAAGATAAATCGTACGACGGTTTGAGAAAAGAATTGGGTATGAAGTTAGTTCACACCGGAAAATGTTATATTGGGGAATGTGTTACGGTAGAAGTATGGGAAAAATAATTAAAATATATAATAATAATAATAATAAATGAAACATATTTATGCGATTATACTCTCAATACTATTGGGTACAATATATTATCAAATAATGGAAAACTCAATACCAACTGAATCAAATTGTAGTTATATGGCTGCACCAGTCACAGATTTTTTAGCGTTTTTATGGGGTGCTATCGTAGTTTATTATGGATTTGAATATGATAATGTTATACTGACTACACTTGGTGCAACTGTTATTATAGAACATATTCATCAACTTAAGAGAAAATAATTAAATAAATATAAAAAAATTAATCTAATCAATAATAAAACATGCACAGAGGTTTATCATCCGTTATGATGAACTACGCGCGTTCTATTAGTGATGAGAAGAAAGCAAAAACTATCGTTAAGGGAAATAAATCGGGTAAAATTGAGGGGAGTCGTGATGATATACACGAAAAACTCGTCTATAAATGCGGTTTAAAAAGACGTCAAGTATGGGATACAAATTCAAAATCCTGGTACACGAAAGTCTATTACGTGGATGGTTCGAGTTATAATCCAGTTTTGTTTCATAAAGGTAAGCTTGGTAAGAACCCATTTTTTAAAGATTAACAACATTCTTGTTTCATCCATTTTTCGAGACCAATTGGATTGACGTGCTTATCCTTGAAAACGATGTCACAATTTGAATGGTGTAATATTTCCTCCATGATT